ATCGTTGTTCTGTAATGCCCCCGAAGCCGTATCCATCAGTTCAACCGCAGATTCTTCTACAGCATCGCTGTTTTCGGTCATGCCGTCCGCATATCCTTCTGCAGTCGCTTTCCCGGCTTCGTGTGCTGTCTCGGCAGTCTGTCCGAGCTTTTCAACATACAGATCAAACGCTTCCTGTGTCGCCGCCAGTTCGGTTTCCGTGTTTTTCAGCGCATCCTGAATCCCTGTCTGGGATTCCGTGAGTTTTTCAAGTTCGTTTTTTGCCTGCTCCTCGGCGAGTTTCAGATCCACAAAGGATGGATTGGTATAGTCCAGAATCTTCTGAAGAAGACTTGTCCCTTCGCTGTATTCTTCCACTGCTCTCGCGGCTTCGTCGAGTTTTTCCTGTGCTTCACTGATTTTCTGGTTCGTGATATCCTGCTGAACTTCCAGCGCGGCCTGCTGTCCGCTGAGTTTTCCGAGGTATTGTTCAAATGCCTCCAGTTTCGCTGTCTTTTCTGCTTCCTCCGCGAACCTCTGCATCGACTCCCGTGTGAGATTGATTTTCTGCGTTACGCCGTCATACGTCAGTCCCAGTCCCGGGAGAAGCTTGTTCAGCCGATCGACAACACCCTGTATAATTGCCTCGTCCGCAGGTGTTTTTTCTGCCTCATCGGATAAAGCAACTACCTTCTCGATGAGCTTCTCGATCTCCTGCCGGTTCAGATCGACCGCGCCCATCTCCTGTTCATAGGCTTCCTTGCTTTTCTTGTATGCTTCAACAAGATTGTCGTTTTTATCAATGACTTCCTGTGCCGCTTCGGATACTGCCGTTGCATTGGTAACGTATGTCGTAACACCTGCCGCGATCCCTGTCAGTGCCGATACCCCGACCGCCGCAATCCCTCCGGCTGATCCGAACGCTGACAGTGCACCGGATACCAGCTTGATTCCCGTTGCAACAGTTGTCAGTCCGGCCAGACCGCCGAGCGCACCGCCGATCCCGGCCAGCGTGGATGCCAGTGCCGGACTGTCCGCCGCATCGTCCGAAAGCGTCTGCGTCAGTTCGGTCAGTTTCTCGATCACCGGCTCCAGCGTCGTCAGATAATCATCCCCGACCGCGATCAGCAGGTTATCCATGGAATTCTTCAGAATCTGCACCTTGCTTTCGGTCGTCTCAAAACGCTTCGCCGCCTCATCCGTCAGCGCGATGTTCTGATCCCACGCCTCATTTGCGATTCGCAGAGTCTCCGAGAGTAGTCCGTCCGACTGCGAAAGCGCAAGAATCGCATTGGACATCCGTACTTCGGTAAAACCAAGGTTCTCCAGCGTCTGGACAGCACTGCCGCCGTTTTCGTCAATGTCCTTCAGTCCTCCGAGAAAATCTTCGAGCGCGGATACGGAATTCTCGCCCCACGCCCTGATGAATTCTTCCGAGGTCTTTCCGGAAACCTCCGACAGGTTCTCGAGAAGTTCCCCCGCCTCAATGATGTTCCGAAGTTCGGTTGTACCGTATCCGGCGGCAAGTGCAACGTTTTTCAGATCATTGTTTTCCAGCCCCTTTGAGGTGCTGATGAGCTTCTCAAGCGATAAGCCGGTTCGTTCTTCTGCTTCGGCGAGTGCATCGTACCCGACCACCGCCGTTTCGATGTCCTTCATCAGCTTGGAAATCGCCGACCCGCCCGCTTCCGCTTCGATACCGACCGAAGACAATGCCGTCGCAATTGCGAACATCTCCGCTTCTGTCAGACCGAGTACTGAACCTGTCGACGCCAGTCTGGTCGTCATATTCATGATGTCCGCTTCTGTCGTCGCAAAGTTGTTGCCGAGTCCGACAAGCACGGAACCGAGCCGTCCGTAATCGCTTTCTTCCGTCCCTGCAATGTTCGCAAACTTTGCCAGAGCTTCTGCCGCCTCTTCCGCAGACAGGTTTGTCGCCGTGCCGAGCATGACCATCGTCTCGACAAATCCCAGCAGAGCTTCATTGGAAATACCAAGCTGTCCGGCAAGTTCCGCAACCCCCGCAATTTCCGTCGTAGATACCGGAATTTCTTCCGCCATCTGCCGGATATCTGCCGCAAGCTGTGTTTCTTCCTCCAGTGTCATGTCAACGGTCTTGAATACCCCGGTCATCGCCGATTCAAATTCCATCGACTTGTCAATGCACGCCTGCATTGCGTCCCAGACCTTCTCAAATGCCTGGTCGATGCCGGCAGCCGCAACAATCGATGCAACCGCATCCATGTTCTCTTCCGCTTTGCTCCGGAAATCCCCGAAGGCATCCCCGGTGTTCCGGATTTTGTCTTCCGATTCCTCAAATTCCGGTACCAGTGTCCCGCTCAGCATTCCGGAGGTCTCCTGCATCGCGGTCTTGGTCTTCAGCAGTTCCGATTTAGCGTCGTTGAGCTTGATTCTCCAGTCGGAAACCCCGCGCTGTGCCGCGTCATACTTCGCGTCATTGTCTGCAAGAGCCTTTTCAAGTTTTCCGTCTTCTTCCTGCAGGTTCTTGTAGGCATCCGATGCTTTCTGCCCGGCTTCCGCGAGCTTCGCCATCTCCTCGGCGTTCCGCTGGAGCTTGTCCCGCAGTTCCGCGCCTTTGTTCGCGTATTTCTCAGCGGCATCCTGCGCGTTTCCGAGTGCTTCTTCAATCTTCCCGACCTTTTCTGCCTGTTTACCGTACAGATCGGTTAGTGCCTTCAGCTTGTCTTGCAGTGCCGCCGAGGAATCTTCCTGCCCACGGTACTGTTCTGCAAGTAGTTTCAGTTCCGAGTTGGCTTCCTTGATTTCCCGATTAATGTTCTGAACCGCCTTCCGGTACTCATTTTCACCCTGTACCGCGAAGACGGTCGTCACGTTTCGTGTAGCCACTTATTCCTCCTCTCTCCGGTAACGGCTGTTAAACATCTCAAACACCAGCCCGATCCGGCACCGTCTGGCGTCCACCACAGACATCCCGCAGAGCGAAGCCATAATCAGAAAATCCGACAGCCTCAGTCCAACACCGTTTTTTTTTCATATTCCAGCAAACCTAAATCCACCGGTTCGTCCGAAGCCTTCGAGTTCTCCACCCGAAGCCCCGCAAGGACCGCTTCGTTTACTAAGGTCTTCACCTTCACGATGGAATCCGGCAGCATACACCGCCGTACATCCTCTTCCGTCAGCATCTCTGCCGCCGTATATCCCATGTATCTCCGGCAAAGCTCGCCCTCTCTGGCCAAAATCAAAAGACAGCCGACCGCCACTTCGTAAGCATCCCGCGTACCGGGACGGAGTTTTTCAAGAAAATCCGCCCCATACGCGCCCTGGATGTCGAAATATGCGTCGGCTGTATATACAAGCCAGTATTCGCGTCCGCCAAGCCTGCATTTACAGCCGCCCGTCATAGTTCACGCCTCCTTACGCCGTAACGCCGAGCTGTTCCTTGACCCATGCAAGAGCCTCGTCTGCCGTGGCGAAAATCTCTTCGATCTTCCATTCCTGCGCCGTGGTCTTCGTCGCATAGGCGATCAGCTTGGTCTGTTCGCCGTTGAAGGTGACGTTTTCGCCCTTCGTGTCGTACGTCATGCCGGTCAGCGACGCCTTCACACGGGGATAGAACACACCTTCGTAGTATTTCGTACCGTTGTCCTGAAGCACGCGGTAGAACGCAAATCCGCCCATCGGCGGGTTGTCGCCTGCGCCGTAGGTAATGCGGTTTCCGTCCAGCTTCGCGCCGTACAGCGCCGCCTTCAGCGTGTTGGGAACACCCTTGTTGTCAAACGTGATTTCGCAGTATTTGAATTCGTCCGCCGATTCGGACAGCGCGTCGTTGGAATAAAACTGCGATTCCGCCTTCTGCAGGTTTTCCGTTACCTTCACAAATTCCGAGAATTCCGTGCCGCCCTCATAAGTCGGCATCGCCCCGGTTTCGTCCGTCGCAACCTTCGCCCAGTACGGGAACGTCGCGCCCATGGTTGTTTTTCTTACACTGTTCAGTGCAGGATTGGTTTCAGCCATATATACCTCCCCTAAATCATTTTTTCTTTCTTCAGCCAGTCGTCAAATACCTTTTCGGCATTGTCGAAGGCCGCTTCTGCTTTTTCGTCAATCGCTCTCTGCACAAACGGTCTCGCGGGATTCCCCCGGTTCCCGTATTCGTTCACAAAAGCAATCTCCGCGTTTCTGGTACCGTTCGGATGATATTTATCATCCCTCCGGATACCGCGGAACGTCAGCGCGATCTGCCGCTGTCCGTTCCCTTTTCTCCCGCCCCAGTTCGCGGGCTTTTTCCGGTAAAGGGCACGGGACGTGTCGCCGACCGCATACGGACCGCGCAGCATGGATGCCGCATTATCCGCAATGGCAGGTTCGATCACATCCGCCTCGGCGGTCAGCATCTCGTCGATCACATCCACCGGAATCTCGTCAATGTACTCCTGTATCCGGTCGGACGATGTTCCGCCCGCAAGCGTCTTCGTCGTCACCTTAGCCACCGTATACCTCCGTTTCCACCGCTCCGGCTACCGTAAACTCATAGATATACTGCTGCCATCCGTCGTCCGTCGCGTTCTCGCAGGCGGGATATTCCCCGAACGCCCGCCAGATCGCCAGCCGGACCGCGTCCCGCTCGGCATCCGCGTTCACCCGGTTCTTCGCCCAGAGCGTCACCGTCACCCGCCACGCCTTCGCCGTCGGCCGGTCATTCGCGTAGACGATTCCCCGGCCGTAATGGGAAAAGGTCAGATACTTCGGCAGATCGTTCCCTGTGTATACCCCTTCCCAGACGTCTGGCAAAACGGTTTCCAGAGCCGCGACCAGAAGCTCGTTCAGCTCCCCATCGGTGCGCGGCATCATAACGCCGCCGCCTTCCGCTGTACCGTGAATTCCAGCCACATCCGGTTCGGCGACGGCACCGGAGCGGCGACAACATCCCACGGTTCTCCGGTGTCACCGATCCGCCGGATACGGCAGACCGCACCGACCCGCTTGTTGTTCCGGATCGTCACCGTCGCGGATTCCACCGCCGCCACATGGTCGTGATCCACCGTGTCGGCAACCCGCACGGTCGTCCGCCATTTCGCCGGAAGCGATACCCTCTCCCCGAAGAGAGGCTTCCACGTCACCGTTTTACCGCCCCTCCCGGTTTTCTGCGTGTCGGGAACCTCCACGACGATCCGGGAAGTCAGTTCCCCCGCATAAACATTGTTTGTTGCCATCAGAACCACCCCTCTGATTCCAGCGCGATACGCATCCGCGTCATCATGCGCTGTGTGTACTGATCGCCGGTGTAGGACTGCACGGAGGACTGGAAGTTCCGGTTTTCATAATAGTGCCCGGCGAGCGCGTAGATGTACAGTTCAAGCAGACGGTTTCCTTCTTCGTCGAGCTTGTCCACCGGAATCCCGCACCCTTTGGCCGCCCAGATCGCACCTTCGTAACACAGCAAAGCGTTCTGCTCTTCCTCCGGAATCGCCAGCGTCGCTTCGTCGATCTTCGCGTATGCGCAGAATACATCAAAATTCAGCATCCTCCGCGCCTCCTGTTACTACGTTTTACTGTCTCGCCGCCAGCGTGACGAACGGCGAACGGGTGAGCGTGGAATTCTTGATCTTCAGCGGCGCGTCAACCTTCGGTTTGCCGTTGCAGCGGTAGATCACACGGAAGCAATGCTGAGCCGTGAGGAACTCGACGTGCATGGACCAGTCCTGCTTCACGGAACCCTTCTTGACGAGCAGATACTTCATCGGGTCACACAGCATGATGTCCCCCTTCGTGCCGAGCGCGGACATGTGGTCGGTATAGATTACCGGACGTCCGAGAACCTTCTGGAACGGAGTATCGCGCAGACCGCCTTCCGGCATCCAGATAGATTCGCCGTTGAAAGTCAGCTTCTGAAGCTGAAGTTCCGCGTCCGGATGAGCAAGCCATACCAGACGGCTGCGGTATTCGTGGAGTGTTCTCTGCCACATACCGAAAATGTTGTCCGCCGTGATCGTGCCGGCACCCTGATCGGCAGCTTTCGCCACTTCAATCGTCGCCGTGGAATTCAGCATACCGAGCGGTTTCTTTTCGCCGTCGCCGCTGATGATCGCGCCTTCCAGCAGTCTCCGCGCACCGATCGTGAACGCTCTGCCGAACAGCGAGGACATGAACGCCGCGTCCTGAAGAAGTTCTTCCGTTGCATACGCAAATCCCATCATCTTTTCCAGTTCCAGACGCGCTTCACGGAACTGCGGCTTCGTAGCTTCTACGGTTTCGCCTTCTTCTGCCCAGAACATCTTTACACCGCCGAACACGGAGTCGGAAATATCTTCTTCCTTTGCCGTCATCCAGCGGACGGAATTGGAGTTCGCACTGCAGGTGTAGGTATCCACGCGGGAAAGAATTTCGCCCGTCTGTGCCGCCGACTCAAGAATATTCCCCGCGAAATCTTCCTGAATGGCATAGCCGCCGTCTGCGCCGGTTTCCGTATTCGTCCCCATGATCGCGTTGTTCACGCGGATCAGACGTTCGTCCACTTCCCCTTTCGCCGCGTTGCGGATTGCCTGAAGCTGTTCGCCGAGGGAATTGAACACCTTCAGCGGCTTGTCCTTGCCCCCGTCCTTGTCGTCCTGTACGCCGTCCGGGTTCTTCACCGGCTCCGCGCCTGCCGCAGAAATCGCCGCCTGATTCGTAAGCAGGTCGATTTTTTCTGCCTGTTCCTTGATTTTATTCTGAACTTCTTTCAGTTCAGGCCCATAATTCTTATCCAGAATCATCTGCTCTGACCGCTCCACGAGTTTAGCCTTTTCGGCTTTTGCCTCGTTGATTTCTACAAAATAATCTATTTTAGGCATATTTACCTCCGTCTTAATATCTGTAGTTTTCAAGCCACGCCTTCGCAGCCTTTTCCGCATCTGCGTCTCCCTGCTTTGCGGCGCGGTATTCGTCGATCATCTTCTGTGTGGGATACCGTACCCGTCCGGCGGCGTTGATGATCGTCCCCGCCGGTACCGCCTCTCCGACGATTTCGTCGATCAGCCCGTATCCCTTGGCCGCTTCGGCGTCCAGCCAGATATCCCTGTCCATCAATGCCGCGATTTCCTCGCGCGAAACCTTGATTCTCGGTTCATACGCATTGAGAATCGCCTTCTTGATGTTATCCAGTTCTTCTGCCGTGTGCCGCATATCGTCCGCATCCCCGACCGTGTAAGTGCTGGGATTGTGGACGCAGACCAGCGCAACCGCTTCCGCAACAATGCGGTCGCAGGCCATCATCGCCACCGTTGCCGCCGATGCGGAACGGCTCTGGATGTGCGCCGTCTTTCTTCCCCTGTACGCCCGGAGGACGGAGTAGATTTCCGTACCCGCTACGAGCGATCCGCCGTCCGAGTTAAAATAGATCGTCAGCTCTTCGCCGTTCGCCTGTTCACACAGATTCCGGATGTCGGCCGGGCACACATTCGCTGTTTCGCCAAACCATCGCCAGATTTCTGCATATTCGTCGGAAAGCAAATCCCCGTTAGAGCAATTCCAGGAAAGAATGCACATAACCAGCGGCAGAAAACCAACCGAGAATATCCTCACAGGAAACCGCAGCATAAGCCTCAGAAATTGCATTGGCAAGAAGAGCCGTTTCCCGAGCCTTCCGTTTGCGCAAAAATGCTTTGATCTTTGACCACAGCATCTCAATCGGATTCAAATCCGGACTGTACGGTGGAAGGTAGAGAACCGATGCTCCTTTTTCTTCAATGGCCTGCCGGACACCGGCTACTTTGTGAACGCTCAGATTATCCATGATTACAATATCTCCCGCTTTCAGTGTAGGAGCAAGATCGTTCCGGATATATTCCAGAAACGTCTCTCCGTTCACCGCTCCGGTGAGTTCTTTATGTACCATGGACGCATTTTCAAGACGGATGGATGACAGCAGTGTCGTGTTTTTCGGAGTTTTCAGTGGAACATAATCATATATCCGGTTTTTTCCGACAGCACGGCCGTACCGTCGGGTCATGTTCAGATTTACTCCGCTTTCATCCAGAAACACAAGATGTTCCCGTTCCATTGTCTTCTGCTGTTCCTGCCATTCTTCACGGCGGGCTTTTACGTTATCTCGTTTCTGTTCACTGGCGCGTACCATCTTTTTTTAAACCGGAATCCCAGTTTGTTCCGGAGAATCGCACTGATCTGCGATTTCTTCATACGCAGTCCCAGAGTCTCACGGATTTCTTCCAGCGTAATATCCGGAGTGGACTCCACAAGCTGTCTCATTCGCTCCAGTCCCGCTTCGTCCAGTTCTCCGGTTCTGCCGCAATTGCGGCTGTCCGACTCCACACTTTGAGTTTCGCGGTATCGCTGCTGCAGACGCCAGACCGTTGCACGGTGGACTCCGAAAATTCTGCTTGCTTCCGGTATGCTCATCCCCTGTTCCAGATTCGATATGATAAGTTCTCGCTTTTCTTTGCTTACCATTTGCCTTCTCCTTGGCTTTTTCTCTTATTATATCACCTTTTTGCTGATTTGTTGCATGTTTTTGCGGAATTGCTCTAAAATGAAATTCAGCCATTCCTTATTCCTCCTTTCCCGTACCGTCTCCCGCGTTCGTTCCGTTTCCGGCATTGCTTCCCGTCCGGAACGCCGCTTCATCATCGACCGGAGCGAAGTTTTTGGACATCCAGAACTTCTTGCCCCATCCGTCCGGAAGGGGAGAACGGTCTTCGTCCGCGCGGATGTCGTCCGCACACATCGCACCGATGCCGATCATTTTCTGATAGTAATTCGCACGCGCTTCATGAGTGCCGCGCATGATCGAATTCTCGTTTTTCTTGAGGTAATACCCCTCGTCAATGTCCTTCCGTGAGAATAGCTTGTACTTCCACTCCTGCTCGATCTGCACCAGATGCGGCGTGAGCGTGTCCGTCAGGAAATCAAGCCTCTGCTGTTCATTCGACTGATAGCTTTGCTTCCCGCTCTGGAGCATGTGCAGGGGAATCCCTGTCGCCCTCGAAACCTCTTCCACTGAGAATTCCCGGTTTTCAAGGTACTGCGCTTCCTGATGGCTGATGCCGAGCTGCGTGTACTTCATCCCGAGGTCAAGCACTGCCACCTTGAAGGCGTTGTCTCCAGAATACTTGCGGTTGAATTCCTCTTTCAGCTGCGTCCGCTTGTCGGGACCGAGTTCCGCGTCAACCTCAATGACCCCCGACAGCCGCGCACCGTTCGTGTAGAACCGGTTCCCGTACTTCTGCGCCTTCAGATCGGTGTCAATGGTTTCCTTCCCGATGTGAAGCATCCCACGTCCGCCGACACCATCGTAAGTCTCAAACAGGAAGCGTAAAATCTGCGATTCCGCGAACTTCCGCGTCAGCACCTTCCCGTATGCCTGCGTGTCCGGTACCGTGAATTTGTACCACCGCATATTGTCCCGCGCATTCATGGAAATTTCCGGTTCGGCCGGAATCGGAATGATCTCGGAAACCGCTCCGCGTTCGTCCCTCTCGATGTAGGCATACCCCGCACCGTACCAAAAAGCTCGCGAAAGAATCACCTTCTCCGCCATGTACGGACTCATGTAGGCGTTCGCCCGCGTCTTCAGCGGATAGGCAAGCGCGTGATCCACTTCAAGCCGCTGTTCTCCGTCCTTCCGGCGAATCTGCCAGGGCATCGCCGCAAGAGAATTCGTCAGAATCCGGTGAGCCGCCGCAACCGCGCCGAGCTTTTCCGCGTTCTCCGGAGAACACCCGAACGGTCCGACCGTCAGAAGATCATGGAAAATCTGCTCAATCGTCTTGGTCGAATACCCCGCACCGTCCGCCGCGCTCCGGATCGCATTCGAAAATATCACAGCATATCCCTCCTGTTCGGTTCATCCCGGCTTTTCTTTGCAAATTTCGCGGAAGCTTTCGCCCAGATGACCGCCGTCGTCCAGAACGCCGCCGCACAGCCGATCAAACCGATCTGCCACCCGACCGAAAACGCACAGACGATCAGACATACCCATCCGAGCAGATAAAGCACATCGTCAATGTATCGCATCGATTAACCTCCTTCTCAAAATCCCGAAGCAAAAGAAAAAAGCGGAGTTTTTCAACCCCGCTTTGCTTCGATGATAGGATTATACCACACTTTTTCGGTCAGCTACTGCAATCTTTATCCGAAACCACGCTGTTTTTCACAATTACACGGACTCTCGCACGCAGGATTCTCCTTGTTCCCGGCAAGACGCATGGAGCTTGTTCGGCTGTCAACACATCAAATTCCGCTACTTTCAAAAGTTCCCCTGCCATACTGCGTGTCAACGATTCCCTCTTGATTTTGTCCGGAACTTCTGGACGGTCTTCTACATAAGCAATCAGTTCTTTTGTTTCTTCGTTTTTTGTAGGATCAGGAAATACGCCTGAACCATACAGCAATCCTAATAATTTATCCATATTGTCCAGTTCCCGTCGCATCCGATCGTTTTTGATCCGCATTTCCTGCACGATCCGCGCCCGGCTTTTATTTCGTGCCATTTTCGTCCTCCTTCACACATTTTTCAATCAATTTCTGAATTTTCGAGAAAATTCAGCCTTCTTTTTTCGATCTCCGCTTCTTCCCGGTTAATAAAAACCAATCTTCCAATATCCGCTTCGTCGAAAGTGATTAAGTCGGTATTGTAGAATACGTTTTCGACCACATATTCATACACCCTCTCACCGTCCGTCTGATAAACCGTATCTCCCACCTTGCACGGCGGAATCTCCACACCGTGGGCAAAGAGATAATCGACAATCGCATACAAGCGTTCAGCCGGCGAACGCGGAACAACATCCCCCGCCACCATGTAATTTGCCTCCACAAGCATCTTGAAAAGCCGTTCACGTTTGTCCATGTCAATCCTCCTCCACATACTTTTCTACGATGTATTCCAGTTCTTCATCCCCGACTGGGTGACACATCACAACACGATATCCCTGTTTCAGCAGTTCGTTTAAATTTTGCGTCACACTAGGATCATACGGATACCCTTTGGGTGCCCGTCTGGTTCTGACAACACGTTGCTGTGTCTTCTTCTTGGCAACCGGACACTCTCGAATGATCTTCCGACACTTCAAAATCCCGCTCTGTTCCACACCATCCGCTTCATAAAAAGCCATGTCGATCAGTCCAATCAGCTTCTCGCGTTCAATATGCTCATCCATTTTCTTAGCCTCCGTCCATCTTTGCACCGCAGTTGGGACAAAATGCAGTTCTGCGAGAAGCAGCTTCTCCGCATACGCTGCAATGCGGCGCACCTGTTCTCACCACATTGTAGTCATCCTTGATAACAGTAATTTCCCACTCTCCCTGCACTTCCGGACGATATCCGGCATCAATCAACTGTTCTGCCGTAGTTCGCACCGTACACGGGTCGGCACACTTCCGTTTTCCGAACTGACGTTCGTTAAATGTGCACTTTGCACCGTCCATGTATACCGGACAGATGATTTTTACGATTTCATCAATTTGGAGTTCTTTGTCCATGTTCTCACCTTTCTCGCATTTTGGACATTTTCGAACGCAGTCCTGAAATATCCGAAAAGCCCTCTCAACCGCGTTGTTTTTCGGCATCCTCGACAATTCCTTGTCAATCAGTTCAAACAGTTTTTCCCGGTCGATATACTCAGCCATCTTTCATTCCTCCGTAATTTTTTCAATTGACTTATCCAAAAGATACTGCAAATCTTTCACCACATCTTCCGGACTGACCCCTTCCCGAAGTCTTCGCCACACATGATCCAGCCATGTATTATAGTCCGTCTTTTCGGTGTCAGTGTCGGCCAATCTTTGCGCCAGCGGACGAAGATCGATCACAAAGTTATTTCCTGCAAGAATCCGGATTTCATCCTCCAGAGCCACCGTCCGTATAGCCTTTTCTGTTCCCTTGTGTGTCATGATTATCCTCGCAATGTCCGCATGATCCATAACTTCCATCAGCCGGTACATATTGCGATAGGTACGCTGTTCCCGGAAACTCTCCGCATCGTCCTTTGTCAGTTCCACAAAAACATTTCCCTCTCGCAGCATAACTTTATCGAAATTCTTGGCAAACCGCACATCCGTTGTCTGTCTGCAATGCGGGTCACACAGTTTACACCTCTTTCGGTTACATTCAAAATAGATTTTCGTGACTTCTGCCTTCTCTTCCGTGTGTTCTGTCTTTTTTTCGGCATATTTTCCCTGACAAACCTTCACAAAATCTGCCCGGGAATACTCTTTGATATCATTGATAAGCGCAGGAATCTCATGCGTATAGACTGGTCTGCCGAATAGCTCCTCAAGATATTTATAGTATTCATCTCGATCCTCGCCGGTCAGAAAACAAATTCCCGTATACGCTTCACAAATAGCTTTTTCTCTGTTTGTCATTTTCCCTCTCCCTTCTCAGTCAAAAACATACCCGCGATCTTCGATTGCCTTGTTTACGTCAACCTTGTTGTCCACCGCCACGATCAGCCGCGTCATCGCATTCATCAGCGCGGCGACCGGGTCAATGCGCTGCGTGTCATCTTTGTGCCGCTTCGACAGCTTGATGTTGTCGTTCTGGTTCCTCTGCTCCACGGCATTGTTCAGACACCACTCAAACAACGGCGAATACTCCGCCACCAGCTCCCCGGTCAGCACCAGTTCCCGGAACCGCTTCGTCCCGAGGTTCAGTGCCGCGCACGTCTGCGGGATTTCCACCACCTTCTCCTCGGAGTTATAGTGCCCCCGCATCCGCAGAGCCATGTCCGTGGCATTGTAACCGTCATAATCGACTTCCACCGCCGTCCGCCCGTTTGCGTGCGTCACACCGTCCGTCTCTGACTCGCAGGTGTAGATGTAGTCCTCGACATACGCATTGTCCACAACATCCCCTGGTGTCATGATAACGTGTCCGGCGTTTGCCCATTCCAGATAGGGAATCCGGTCAGACCTCCGGTGCTCTTCCGCGCGGTTCTGAGGGATAAATCCCATCACCGACACCGCGATCCGCCCGTCCGGAAGTCTTCCGCACCATGCCGCTCCGGTAAGGTCGGTGGTCTTGGAGAGGTCAAACCCGTAATACCCCGGAATCCCTCTCGTCAGTTCACGGAATTCCTCCGAAGAAACCTCCAGTGCCTTGAAGCGATCCATCAAACCCGAAAAATACTTGTTCTGCGCGTCTGCCTGCCATCGATCCAGACGCTTGATAAGGAATTTCCGGATTTTGTCCGGATCATTGTTCGCGTAGGCATCGTTGTATTCGTTCTCCACGCGGGTATACAGCCGTTTCCCGTACTCACTCCCCGCCCGGAAGAACGCGTTTGCCTTGTACCAGCACGATTTTTCATGCGGATCGTCGTCCTCATCAATCGTCCGGATCATCACAAACACGTTTTCCTGCACGATCCTCCCGTCGAGGATCATCAGATACTGCAGATGATCCCGGTAACAGGGGCTGTTCTCGCAGTCTTCCCCCGCCGTCGTGATGATAAGGTCAAGTGACTGCGCCCGTTTACCCATCCCCTGACGGGCCGCGTCATGCTGCGAACTGTCGGGATGCAGATGGTATTCTTCCGTGATAACCAGCGACGGACGACCGCCGTCCTTGTTCTTCTTGTCCTTGGAGAAAACCACAACTTCCCCGCCGCGCTTCTTGTGCCGTATGTACGACCGCTTGACGGAAAGCCTCTTGGAAAGTGCCTTTGAACTTTCCGCCATCGTCGCCATGTCCTCACGGGCTTTTCGCCCCTGAAACTTGTCCACCGCGACAATGTTGACTTCCGGTTGCAACTCATACACCGCCGCTTCTGGCTGTCCCGGCGGATAAATCGCATCCCCGGT